GATTCAGAGAAGTAGATCGGAATATCGAAGATCAGGTTGTTAATGTTTCACGAGAAGTAAATGAATTACGTCAGGAATTTGATGCACGACTTATTGGTGAGGCTCGTAATGTGCAACGAATGATAGACAGAAAACTAGAGTCTCAAGTTCAGGCCTAATTTATAGAAAGGAATTAAAATGGCAAATGTACGTATTGTTCGTCTTACAAGTGGAGAAGAGTTGATTGGAGAGTATACTAAGACAGAAACAGGTGTATCCGTAAAGGATCCATGTGTTCTGATTCCTTCACAGGAAGGAAAGTTGTTGTTTGTTCGTTGGTTGCCCTACGCCAAAACAGATAAGGGAGTTGACGTGGCAGATTCTCATGTCATGTTTGTTTTGGAACCTCAGAAGGAGTTAGAAGAACACTATACTGGTGCCATTACTAACAATCTGTTTGTTCCCAAGTCCAAGATTGCAACTCCTCCGTTAAGTCTGACAACCTGATTTGGATTTAAATCCCAGTCAAACTAACACCGAGTAACATCGGTGTTTTTTATTCCCGTAGCTCAGAGGATAGAGCAACGGTTTTCTAAACCGTTGGTCGCTGGTTCGAATCCAGCCGGGAATGTTTCAATTTTCGAACAGATATCTGTTCAATACATCATTCCAAAATTAGGTGGAAAATTTGATCTTGAGGGGAGTGATCTACTATTTTGATTATTAAAAGTTAATCCAACAGGATTATTGAGAGTCAATCCGCTAGCATTTATAGACGAATCACTAACAAATGATGTGGTTGGAATATTTTGTTTATATAATCCTATTATATTCTGACCTATACTATTTAATACTGGCATATTAATAGTAGTATCACTACTTGAATTTGTATCACTTATGACAATATATTCTTTATTAGATTTTATTTGTATAGAATCTACTCTGAATTTTCTTTCTCCGAATTCCAATATAGAATTTACTTCAACACCACAATAACTAAAAGAATTTGTACCCGTAGGTAAAGAATTAGTAATGATAAAAGTATTTGAAGGATATTGTTTTATTTGACTTGATATTTTGGATATTGTAGGTATTGAGTCGAATTTATTTGCATCATAATAACCAGTTGGAATAGAAGAAGTGGTGGTGGCAATTACTACATCATTTAAAAATGTCTGAAATGCAAATGTTGCACCCAAATTAGAACTAAAATAGTTGTAAGTAGCATTTGATAAAGAAAATATCTGACCCTGTATAAAATTTTGTGGTTCTGCTAAAGAAAAAAAATCTCGTAGAATTTTTATGGGCTTTACATTGAATTCTGACGGTGGTTTTGAATAATCAAAATAAACAATTTTAGGAGATCCTGCCTCAACTGTTATATTTGGAGTTAAAATAACTCCTTCTGTTTCTGTACTTCCGTATACATAACCAGAACTTATTCCTATTCCAGTTATAGTTAATTGTTTTATTAATTCGTAATCTGTTTTATTGTATTGAACAGATTTGCTTGTTCTATTTTTATGCCTACTAACGTTGTTGTACAACATTTAGTTAATCTCATGATCCTATGGTGAGGGACTTGATAGTCCAGACGCTGCACATCAGTCCTCTCCTACCTGCTCTGTCACCTGCCACAGACAAGTCGCCTCGTCGAGCACCGCGTCGGCACTCGGCTTCGGCGGGATGAATGCGTCGCGCGACGCGTCGTAGGTGTATCCGATGCCGGCGTAGTTTTTGCGAAGTGCTTTGCCCTGGTCCGCGCTGGGTTGCCCCGTTGCGTTGTCGTAGTGGACACCGCCTCGCGTGTTGTACGAGGTTTGCACCCACGACACGGCGTCGGGGAGTGTATCGATGAACGACTGCTCGGCGACGATGACTCGGTCGATCTTGCCAGTGATTTGTACGTGTGCGAAGTGTGCCATAAGTTTTCCTTATAAGACCATAAAAGTGCCTGACGATGTGAAGGTGTGGATCGTGTAGCCGCCGCTTGTTGTGACCGTGCCACCCGTGGCGCGTTGTGTGCCGAGGTAACGCACAATGACAATGCCAGAGCCGCCGGATTTTCCTGTCGCAACTGAACTTCCGCCACCGCCACCGCCACCGCCTGTATTTACAGAACCAGCCGTGGAATCTGTTATCGAGGCCAATCCGCCATTCCCGCCGCCGCCTACGCCTCCCGTTCCAGCGGCAGTCCCTTGATTCGTGCCGCCACCGCCACCGCCCGCATAAGTCACGCTTGGGCCCGTTATGCTACTTGCCGTTCCTGCGCCGCCATTTCCTGCCACACCGCCCACGGCACTTACGCCAACTGCACCGGCTCCACCACCGCCGCCGCCTGCTCTTGCAACTGCGTCGGCTCCTGCTCCGCCGTTATTGCCTTGCGATGGACTTGTGGCAGGCGTGTTGCCATTTCCAGCACTCCCAGTTGCAGTATCGCCACCGCCACCGCCACCACAACCACCTGCGGCTCCTGCAGCGTTCACTCTGCTGCCACCGCCGCCACCACCAGAGGATGTGATGGTGTCAAACACCGAATCGTTACCATTTGATCCTACGACGCTGCTTGAAGCCGCTGCACCGCCACCTGCACCAACAGTCACGGTGTAAGACGTTCCGCCCGAAAGCGTGACCAAATTGCCGCCGACATTGCTGCGAAAGCCTCCTGCACCACCACCGCCTGCGCGATCTTTACCGCCACCACCACCACCTGCCACAACGAGGTACTCCACTGCGATCGGAAGTCCTCTGAACTCGTCCGCGACTGTGGCCCACCTCGCGTCGACAAGTGGTGTCTGCTCGGTGGACGCGATCGATACGACTGAAATATTTTGTTTATATAATCCTATAATATTCTGACCTATATTATTTAATACTGGCATATTAATAGTAGTATCCCTGCTTGGATTTGTATCACTTATGACGACATATTCTTTAGTATATTCTTTATTAAATTTTATTTGTATAGAATCTACTCTGAATTTTCTTTCTCCGAATTCCAATATAGAATTTACTTCAACACCACAATAACTAAAAGAATTTGTACCCATAGGCAAAGAATTTGTAATGATAAAAGTATTTGAAGGATATTGTTTTATTTGACTTGATATTTTGGATATTGTAGGTATTGAGTCGAATTTATTTGCACTATAATAGCCCGTTGGAATAGAAGAAGTCGTGGTGGCAACTACTACATCGTTTAAGAATGTTTGAAATGCAAATGTTGCGCCTAAATTAGAACTAGAATAGTTGTAAGTAGCATTTGATAAAGAAAATATATGACCCTGTATAAAATTTTGTGGTTCTGCTAATGAAAAGAAATCTCGTAGAATTTTTATGGGCTTTACATTGAATTCTGTTGGTTTTGAATAATCAAAATAAACAATTTTAGGAGATCCTGCCTCAACAGTTATATTTGGAGTTAAAATAACTCCTTCTGTTTCTGTACTTCCGTATACATAACCAGAACTTATTCCTATTCCAGTTATAGTTAATTGTTTTATTAATTCGTAATCTGTTTTATTGTATTGAACAGATTTGCTTGTTCTATTTTTATGCCTACTAACGTTGTTGTACAACATTTAGTTAATCTCATGATCCTATATAGAATATTTTTTGATTTTCTGATAATTCAGGAGCAAAACAAAATATTAAATTTGTACTGTTACAATCCAAGAATAATGACTCTCCTGGATCTAATGGATACGCACTTCCTGGATTAGACACAATAGACTGATTTCCGACAAAAATTGTTCTGGTATTTGTTGTTGGAGCCTTCAAATTAATTCCACTTTTGAATATTAATACGGATCCTGTGGTAAGTGCATATATTGTATTGTTTTGAAAGAACTTGACACCAGAATGTAATTGATTTTGTTTAGTTATTTCTATTACTTTAACATTTATTCCGTTAGTGGTAAGTTTATCATTGATTGCGGATACTGTTGCAGTATTTGTATTGATTGCATTCAACTGACCGGTTATTGCACCAGTTGTTCCTGTTGTTGCATTTATAATTTTTGCAAAATCTGTTGCAAACGTATTGCCTGTACTAATCATACTAACCGATACAGTATTTCCAACCGTAACCGGAGCGGACTGAAGAGGTCCTGTTAATCCGTGCCATCTGATCAGAACTGGAGAGTCAAATGTAGTTCCGCCCTGTACACGCAACGGACTACTTGTTGAATTTGTTACTCCAATCAATGCACTTAATTGAAGAGTTAGGCCAAATGCGGTATTGAGAACATTGACATTCAAAGCACCGCCAGTACCTCCAACAGGAGTCAGTGTAAGTCCTCCTGCCATATAATTCAAACTAGTAGGAATAAAAGATTGACCTGTTGGACCCCATACTCGCACACTGTCTTGTGTGAATCCTAACACAGAATTTAAGGACAGGCCTACAATAGTAGTTCTGGTATTAACATTATCTAAAGAATAAGAAAGATTTCTTCCACCGGTTATTGTGATCGCAGTTGCACCAGATACTCCAAATATTCCAATATTGTTTAGGACGGACACAGAAACAGGAGTCCCACCACTGATTCCTTCAACAGATCCTTTGATTAAAACATTACTTCCTGTTCCAGTTCCTCGGATCCATAATGCGTTATTCGAAGTATTTCCGACATTAAATGTCCCTGAACCGTAAACCGAACCGGTTATTCCTAGTAAAAATCCTGCACCTGAGTTGCCTATAAACGAACGAATATCCACTGGCATAGGATATTCTGTACTTACTCTATGAGAAACGTTCTCATTTCCCCATACCACTTTAGACAGGGGCAAATGAATGTCAGGCGATACTCCTGCAGTATTATAATCTGTTCCCAGAACAGCTGTACCTCCCTGTACTCCTATAATAATATTGTTATCGGTATCTGGTGTAGACATCGGTTGTAATGTACCTTTTCTTTCTAGTATATATATAATGCTTTACATACTTATTATTTCTGTTATAATCTGATCTATGCAATCTGTACCCGATAAAAATATAATATCAAAAGAGTCCTTTTCAAAAAAGATAGAAAAATATGTGGAACAATACAACTCCACATATATGGATGCCGTTATTAGTCTGTGTGAAAACTACGGTATAGATTATAATAATGTTAGTAAAATCCTAAACAGGCCTATTTTAGAACACATTAAAGAAGAAGGTAAAGAACAGAATCTTCTTCCCAGAATATTACTTAAAACTAAAAAATTACCCTTTTGAAGTACTTGACTTTACTAGTAATTGAGGTATACTACATACTAATAAGACCACAGGGAGTTCCTGTGAATAACATTAGTCCGAAGTAGTTCTTCGGGAAAGGAATTATATGAGTTTTAATGAGTTGAAAAAGAAGTCAAAAGTATCTAATTTAGAAGATCTAGTAAAGAAACTAGAAGATCAGAATAAAAAAGAATCTTATCGAGACGAGCGGTTCTGGAGACCAGAAATGGACAAGTCTGGAAACGGATTTGCAATTATTCGATTTCTACCAGAAGTTGCAGAAGAAGATCTTCCTTGGGTTAAGTATTACAATCATGCATTTAATGGACCAGGAGGATGGTACATCGAAAATTGTTTAACTAGCTTGGGTCAAAAAGATCCAGTAAGTGAGTTAAATACTCAATTGTGGAATTCTGGTGTTGAAAGTGATAAGAATATTGCCAGAGATCGTCGTCGTAAATTACATTATGTTTCGAATATTTTGATTGTTTCTGATCCTTCTAATCCACAGAACGAAGGAAAGGTATTTTTGTTTCGTTACGGATCAAAGATTTTCGAGAAGATTCAAGAAGCTATGAAACCAGAATTCAAAGACGAAGAAGCAATTAATCCATTCGATTTTTGGAAGGGAGCAAATTTCCGTCTCAAGATTCGAAAGGTAGCAGGTTATACAAATTACGATAAGTCTGAATTTGACGCACCCTCTCCACTGATGGGAGGAGACGATGCAAAACTAGAACAGTTATGGAAAACACAATATCCACTAAAAGAATTTATTGATTCCAAGAACTATAAAACATACGATGAATTGAAAGATCGAATGTTTCAAGTATTGGGTGGAGATATTCGTGCTGCTTCAACACATAACGGAACAATAGAAAATGTTTCATCAGAAGATTTTCAAGAAAAACGTTCGGCTCCAATTAAAAGTAAAAAACCAGTAGCAGAAGAAGATGTTTCTGAAACTACTGATGCACTAGACTATTTTAGTAAACTAGCAGACGATTAATTTATAAATATTTACAGTTTGTTAGACCAACCTCCCGAGTAGTCTGGGAGGTTGTTTTATATACGTCGAAAAGCTCTAGAAGCAAATAAATCGGATATCATAGAATTTATATTTCTAATATTTGAAAATTCTATAGGAAACGGTTCGTTTTTTGAATAGGTTATATCTGAATTTGGTGGTAATTCAGCAGATTCAATAGGAGGAATTTCTAAAAATATCTTTTTAAGATCTTCTATTAAATTTATTTTTTCATTTCGAGGAATAAATCCTCCATCTCCAAGTTTTATTTGTTGTGTGTTAAAATCTTTTGTTTTAACACTAGAATATTCTGGCGTTTCTATGCCCTGTTGACTTGCAATAACAACACTAGGGTCTGAAATTATACCTAAAGAATTTGATTTATTGTCTACGCTTGGATTGACTTTGATGCCGCGTGGTGTTGAACTGATTTGTTCTGGTTGTATTTCTCCGACTAGACCCAAATTGGTTTCTCCAGATTGACTGTAAGATATTAGCCCACCTTCACTATAGGCAGGTATTTGTTGAATCTTTTTTTGTATTTTAAAAACTTCATAAGATGATTCTGGATCAATTATAGAAGAAAAAAGTAAAGCATTTTTTATATCTTTTTTGGTTTTATTACTTGGTATAAAGTACCTAGGATTAGAAGATATGGGTTTGATTCTTCCAGATGTTTTTTTATTTAAATAATTTTCTATTTGTTTTATTGAAATAACTCTAGGTTCATTTGCAAATGATCGTATATCAGACTCTTGAGTATCGTTGGTGTTTACTATGGGTGATCGTATATCAGACTCTTGAGTATCGTTGGTGTTTACTATGGGTGATCGTATATCAGACTCTTGAGTATCGTTGGTGTTT